AGCGGGAATCGCCTCGGCATCACCTAGGAGGGATGAAGTATTACGACGCATCTTGAGACTCGTCTGGGGGTAGGCACCAGGCTTAGTAGGCTTGGTGTACGTTAAAGTAATATCAGTTCCCTCCGTTGCATCTGTGATATCACCATATTCTGGATCAAGGATGTAGCCCAGAAGCAATTCGTATGCGGTCTTACCGTAGCCGTATACCTTAATTCCTTCATCCTCGCGGCCGCGGACGACCACCGGAGAGAAATACCGAGTCCTCACGAAGAGAGACTTGGCAAGCTTCTTGCTTTCCTCGTCATTGTTGTCAACTCCCTCGCGCCATAGCGAAGAAGCAAATTCACAGATGGGACACTCTTCGCCAAAGTTTCGCTTTGGACACATAACGCCACCTCTGTGATTCCCTACATTATAATGGAAGAACTTTTCCTTCAACGGATCGCCATCGCCTGTAGGCACGATGCGGATATCCGTGTCACCCTCGTCTGGTTTAAACCAGGGAGAGTTCCCATTGTCAGTGTTTTCGCCGCGCAATGTTGCGAGCTTGCGGCGCATTAGCTCCATGTCGATTGTCATATTTTATTTCTCCTTAATGTTATGACTATAGTATATCAAGCGTTCCTTGATATCTAATGTATCACTCTTGTACTATCTTGTCAAGAGTTTTTTGCACTACGTTAGTACGGGCAACGCAGAACCCAAAGTCTTTACCGGTTTCGGTTTCATAAATTCCATATGAAAGCTTTCTAAATGCATTATGAGGTTTCTCTTTTAAGATTCTAACCATTCTCCTATGCAACCCTCCGTCGGTTTCTAATTTCTTTTTATTTATACACAAATAATAGCACACTTCCCTATCGATGTCAAGGTCAAAGAACCATTTTTCTTCAAGTTTTTGCATATCCAAAACTCCAAAAGTTTGGACACGACAAATCTCTGATGGCTTCGCTATGACGCCAATTTCTGGCTCGTTGTGCTCAAAATAGTTTATGTAATGCACAGTAGATTGAATCATAGTATTAAGAGTATCATAATATTCTTTAACTGGAATGCTTTGTATTATTTCTTCCATTTTTAAATTAGATATTAGAGCAATGCTTTTGAATAATCCAGACCGTGCATACTCCTGGAGAACCCCAAATGTGGCATTTTCCATTAGCTTGGGAATACCAGCCAATAGCTCTACATCTGGCCTAATATAGATCAACTCGATTTGCTTTTCTTTAAGTTGCTCTAAAATTCCTAAAACATAATTAGAACTTAAGGAAGCTCCCACCACAAAAAACTGTATGCGATCATCGACTTCTTTGAAAAACTTTCTAACGTCAGGAATGTTCTTTTCATATTCTTCTGGCGTTTCATAGCTCTTCAATTTAAACTTATACTTAGATGATCGCTTCACGGTATTATTCAAACAATAAACATTATACTGAGGCATTGAAGAAAACTTCTGCGCAATACGACTTCCTGCATTTCCCAACCCTATCACTGATATCATATCTTCAACTCTTCAAAATCAAAATAATTCTTTGCGGCTTTTAAGTTAGCCTTGAAGTCGTCCTTTTCAAAGGTGGTTTTAATCTCTTGAAGTTTATCCCGGTCTTCATCATCAAAATCAATCACAACTTCATCGTGTACAATATGAGAGACAAATGATTTACTTCCCTCTAACAGCTTATCAATTTCAATAGCTCTGCTTAAAACGCGATCCGAAGTGGTACTTTGAATAAGATAGTTCAAAGCTCTTCTTTCGTCTACCTTTATCTTACGCCCGTAAGGGGTGCTAACGTGCTCATTCTGATACCACTCATCCAACAATTGTTTCTTGTTGTAGTGATCAGTGTGGATAGCATCTGATTCTGGGTTATATAGCCATGCAAAGAAAAGAGTCTTTGCCGTATCTCGGTCGTGTTCGCCATTAAAAATATGCTTAACGTTCCACTCATGAACGTCCCCCTCGGGCTGCTCCTCTCCCAACAAATCGATGAGAGTTCTAATCTCTGCAGCATTATAATCCAGCGAAATAAACCAATCATTGTGTGGCTTTACAAGCCTGCGAAATTCTTTCTTAAGCGTGAGCATGGGAAACGAAACTGGATAGGTTGTGAGGCGACCAGTGACTGTGCCGAATAGGTTATAATCTACGTAGTAATAATTTCTCATAAGCTCGTTGGCTTTGCTGCGGCCCCTAGAGGAATAGTATAATTCTCGGCACCCCTCCTTGTTGAGGTTAAGGTTCTGGTACTTTATCTTGTGGAGTAGCTGGTGAACATCTTCCAGAAAATTATAATTAAGCGGCTTTTCATAAGTTTCAAATACGTGCTGCGTAATCTTATTCTTAATCTCGCAAAATCCCATCAGAAAATTTTCGGGCACCAAATCAAAAAAGCAATGATGGCGCATGTCAATTTTGCCAATTTTAAATGCCTTCATGTAAGCTCTAAATTTTTTCTGGGCGGCCGCTAGCTCTTCCTGTAGCTCCTCGGGGCACACTTCTTCTAAAGTTTTACCCTGTGTATACAGCCATGCATACTCTATATTCGAATCGGTTATCGATCCCGTATAACGCCACGTTCTGGTAAGCCCTGAGGGGATTTCGTCAAAATGTAGTTTGCCGTTGGCATAAACGCCAACACACTCGCTCTTGTCATCAAGTGTTTGGAAATACACGCTCACTCCGTTTCTAATAAAAGTTTGTTCCTATTAATAATATAACTCAAAGAGCCACGATAGTCAAATGGTTTATTAAGAATTTGTTCAAATTGTTCCACCGCCTTTAAAGCAGATTGAGAAGCGTTAATCTCCAGCAAATCATCAATCAGAAGCTTCTTTTCAACTTCAGAAAAGTGGGACTCTTCTTCCATAAACCTTATTCTAAAATAAGTTTCCAAAAAAAACTCTTCCGGAAAAGCTAACTTTAAATATGAAAGTGAATAATTAGCTGATTGAACGGTAGTGGCAACGGTGGTACCCTGGCACTCTTCTGTTTTGGTGATGTAAGCGGGCTTTATTCTATTGTACATTATTAACAAGCGCTCTTTAAACCCCTCATAATAAGATAAATACGCCGGCGCATAATAGTTTATGAAGACTGCAGTCGTCGAAGGAGTAGCATAATTGGCGGCATACTCTATCATGGGAGAGGAACCAATGTCCGCTACTATGCGCCAGGGGATGTGCCTATCTACCATAAATCCACAAGAACGGCAAGCATTTAAATAAAATTCCCAATTATTACTTTGAATAAAGTTGTCAATTTTTTCTTGATCATTGTTAGGATCAAGGTTGGCTATCTCTATCGCCAATCCGGACACCGATATGGGACACTGGCGACTTTTAATATAGCCGGGATAAGTAAAAGGAAATGTGCGCGCTGATCCTTTTAGTGCCCTCATTAGCTCTTTTATAAAGTGATCAAAATTTTCAATTTTGGTAGACTGCCCCCTTAGGCGTCCTTCAAATGCTGTAATGTAGCTTCCTTGGTAACCTTGATAAAGAACTTGAGGCTTTTCATATGCCTTATAAACTTTAAGAGTTGACAAAAAGGTATCAGTAGTATCGATCTGTTGACGCAGAACGTGCGTCTGGAATTGCTGCGATAAATCCATAAATGCATCAGCAACAAAATTGATTACCTGCGACGGCGATTGTTGAGCTTCTTTGTTGCTTACTCCTTTGGTTCCGTATCGTCCAAAATTAGCTTCCATTGGCACAAAGCGCGGCGTCACTCTCCCATACAAGAATTTCTCCCCAAAGTTAAAATCAGTAAGATTACTATAGCCGCCCGTCTTTGAGTCATTGTTGTATATTATTTTTTTATAAAACAATTCCGTCAACGATTCGGCTTCTGGATTTTCGCTATAAGTAGACATATCTTATTCTCCTATGCTATCATACCAAGAACTTACAGACGCCAGTGGTCCTGGTTCCGCATCTAAATCGCCCACAGCGGTGGCACGCTGATCGCCAACAGGTGCGCCCGGAAGGGTACACTTCTCATAAGAGGGGTCGGGCTTCGTATCACCTTCTTTGGGAATTTTACATCCTGGCTTCGTTAATTCTGCCACCCATTTCGCCGTCAACGTTGATTCTGCTTGTCCGGGCCCAAAGGTATGATCGGAACGAATAATCATGTGATACCCTCCCACTCCCAATTGCGTGAGATCATATTCGGTAGAAATACTGGGAGAAAAACCATTTGGATCAATGTATATGTAGCTCCCTGGAAACGCGCTTACATCCGCATAAGTATTAATCTTGGCATCATACACTTCCCTCAACTGTTGGAGCCCGTCATACCCTTCCTGTTCAAAGCGCACTTCCTTCAGTCCCGGGGCATCCGTTTTGGTCAATTGAATAGTTTTAACAATGCCTGTAGGTTTCCCAATTTGGTAATGCCAAATCCCCTGCTGGTGATCTTCGGCTCTGTTGCCGTTCATTCTTTCAGTAGGATAGGTGCGCGACACAAAATACACTAAATAATTTATTTCTCTTTCAAAGCCAGGATCCATAACGGCATTATCACGTTGTCCTGAGATGCTTAAAAGCGGATACGCGTTAGTGGATGCACCTACCCGCAGGCGCCGCTTAGTCCCGGCCGGATTCTGGCGAACGATAGCTTCAGTAATTTCGTCAAACGAGGTCCACTCATTAGATTTATAAGCGGTCAAAGAACTTTGTCCTAATCTTGTGGATTGTTTAGAAACGTTATTAAAGCAAGTATCATTATTCAAAAAAGTGCGAAGAAATTCGTTAAAGAAATCATTTAAAAATCTCGGGAGAGGGTACATGGACTTGTCACTCTTGAGAAGCTTTTTCGTCAACCATTCTATAAAATATCTCACAGAAATGGCAACATCCCCCATACAAATAAAACGACTTTCGGGGGCGCCGCCATCGGGATTCACATTTACAACCTCCATCGGTCCCAACAACACTCTAAACTTTTTAAAATTTTCACGATAGCGTACATAGTTGGCAGTTTCGGTTTCTACTTGCTCGGCAGTGACTATGTGCGCGGGATCATCAGCCGGCGCGGCGAATCCAGCCGCGCCGGCGGGAGTGGTCCACGCCGCGCCCCCACTAATCTCTTCTAGTGTTTTTTCAATGCCTTCTAAAATCATATCTATTAAATCACTAATATAAAAATAACTTATCGATTGGGTGGGGTTCACGTCACGTATCGCTTCTGCGCTTTGCTCCGCGTCTTGACTCATGGCTTTTTGTATGTCCATCGCTCTCTTCTTATTAGCGCGGCCGCCGCTGGCGCCCAAACCACGGATTCCTCCCACATCACTGGGCTCTAAAGGGTTTATATATCTAGTGAGTGTCTCCACATCAAATTGCGATCCTAAAGGTCCCTCCACATGAAAGGTAAGAAGATCTTGAAGGGGCACATCTATATATTGAATTTTTCCATGGAAAAGCATGCGATTAATCAAAGTGCGCATGCTTTCATTACGTTCTGTTTTGAGTGCCTCCTTCTCGCTCTCTCTCTCGGCGCTTACTTTTTCAGCTTCACACTCTTTGTTATAAGTTTGATATTTTAATTTTCTAGTTATCTGACGTGCGGTAATTTCTGGATCGCTAAAAATATTAAAAATGGGTTGATCAAAAAAATCTTCCACATAAGCCAAGTAATTCAAAGTAAACTCTACTCGCCCGGTGTCATCAATATTAAACTCATGAATAGTTGGGGTTAAATTTAAACTAATACAAGAATCATCTATTGCTGTTTTAAGGTTAGGAGTATTGACTATTGACACGTCGGTGCTTGGGCGCGCCCATCCCACAATTGCCTTTAATCGAAAATTTAATTTAGTATCAGTTGCTGTGCTTACTCCATGATCTAAGGGATTTAACTGATCGCTGTTGATAGAAACACAGCCAGGGTGTGAACCAGCACCATCGGGTCCTCCCGTTTTCAAAGCTAAATCTGCATAAGTATAACCTCCGCGATCTCGTAAAAGCTCATCAAAAGTATTTGCGTGTAAAACTAGTTTAGCTCTGATGCTCTTCTTAATAGCGTATGGATTGTCAGCCTCATACACAACATTAAAATATTTAATACCCACGCCATGGCCTCGGCGCTCTTTAACGTTTAAAAAATCTTCCAAATCGTAACCCTTCCACATAGCGTCTCGGTCTGCATCATACTTGCGCTTTGGATTTGTAGCTCCGGGATATGCTTCGCTGGTATAGAAAGAATCAAACTTCAATTCTATTTGGCTTTCATTTCCCTCCCTGTCGGTAACAACTTTAAACAAACGAATCATAGGCTGCAAGCTTGAAAGCTCTGCCGGCCGAATATCGAACAAAGCTTCCTTAGTGCTGCCGCCTGCCTCTCCTACATGTTGAGTAAGTTTGTTAATAAACGCAAATGGGTCTCCAGTGGCAAGGAGGCAAGCGTTCCCAGAATCTTGTGTTTCATAGGGAAGCTTTTTTCTTCTAGTGGTGAGCGATTCATCCATCGCTGTTTTAAATTTAGCAAGTTGAACGATATGTGCTAATAAAAAACATTGTTCTTTAAATGTGATAGAATCTTTTGCGGCGCCGGATGATAGAACTTTCGCTATTTGGTCTTTTTTCTTTTCAAGTTCTTCTATTTGATCCTTTGCTTTTTCAACGGCTGCGCATCTCTTCTCCGTGTCTGTCAGCAGCGGCGATGGGGCTGCAGCTTCCTGAGGAGTGAGGGCTCCTTGTCCTGCTTCACATTTGGCGGCATTAAAATCCAACGCAGCTTGTAGTTGGTCAGCAGTCAGACCGTCTACGGTTGCTTCGACAGCCTCTGGATTGTTTTCTTCAATAACTTCAAGCATATACTGCTGATAGTCATCATGCGCCATCCTCTCAATCGCATTGCCATTTGCACATGAAAGGTCACTAAACATGGGTTCTGCGCCTAGAGTTTGAAACATCATCACGCGGCCGCTCTCGGACATCTCCTGGGCTTGTGGCACGAGCTTGCGGGGGAGGGATCCCCAATCCAGGTATTGGTGGTATCCCTCAACTGCAAATTCGAGTTTGTCAAGGCGCTCTTTGTGGGGTCCGTCGTCTTTCCACATGGCGCTCGTGCTAGGTTTTTCTACACCAGCATTGGTCCAATTAAACGTAGAGGGGGTTCCCTCTTCCGTGGGACCCGCCTCCTCGTGTAACTTTTCTATTGCAGCCTTATAGGCGTCAGCTAAACCTAAAATAGTTTCTCGGTCAGCTTCCGTCTTTTCGCTACCACTCCAGCATTTGGAATCTGCCACGCTCTAAACCCTCAAAACCTTTAACGCTTTTTCTATATTAAGTGGGATCGTTAAAGGCATCCCCG